CTTAAAACAGTAACTAATGTTACTGTAAGCCAACCTGGGACTAATGGCTGTATTTTATTAAATATCCAAGTAGCTAATAAAATTAAGAACGGTGTTAAGTAAACCAGAATCTGTTGTAAGTCCATTGAGAACTCCTATTTTTTATTTTTGTGTTCCGCTTAATGCGGTAATCTTTTCTGTGCCTTTATAAATCCCAGTAGCCTTACCCATATTAATATTCTTATTATCAGATTGTTTAGGCTGTGCAACTATTCTTAATGATTCGGTTTTATAATCCAAGTATCTGTCCATTATGTAATATCCACCAACTAAGAATATGATTGATGCACAAAGCATAGCCCTTGCTTTGAGTGATAAACTCATAAGCAGTTGGAACATATCATTTATTGCATCTTTCAACCAAGTCATTTTCTTAAATACTTTAGTATTTCCTTTATGTCAGCTCTATTCTCTTTTTGTATTTCAAGAAACTGATTAAATTCTTCTCTTGTAACATATCTACTTTCCATAATAATAGCAGTTTTAATATGATTTTCAGTCTCTACTTTTGTTTCCTGATCTGTAAACATTCTACCTTCGGCATTAGCATACCAGAGAATAGCCCCAACTAAAAATACTACTATAGAGACTATCGGTGTCCAGAAATTAAATATAAATTGCCACTTGCCGATTACTTTTAACTTACCGCTTTCAATATCATCTATAATTTGTTTTGTTGTTTCCATACTACTTTATCCTGTACTATATAATGTTTCAAAAAATAAACCGTGTACTGCGTATAAAATTATTGGTGATATATATATATACTCGTGGCAGATAGGGATATTAAGTGCCACCAATATGCACAAACTCATTACCCTTACTGCATCCCAAAAATGCCACTTGCCTAAAGTAAAAGATAATACTGTTTTCCTTAACCATCCCTTACCATCAGAAGGCTCAACACCACCTTCCTTAAATGCTTTTCTATCACATTGGCTTTTTGCTATTGCAGATGTTACAAGTAAACTCACAATAAGGCTAACAGATAACATAATTAACTCCGCTTATCATCTGCTTAAATTCTCTTTTAGGTATTGTAGTATGCGGATAGAATATCAATCTATCTTTTATTCCACCGCTTCCGCCATTTTCAGATAACCAACTTTTTTGTAACTGTGTCTTTTCTTTACCAAACACCATACGTCTGAAGATGAATAGCTTTGCACCTGTTTGAAGTAATTGGATTAAAGACCTTCTCCAATCAGGTACATATTGTAAAACTCCACTACATAAAACTATATCAGCATCTTTTGGTATTTCAGTTGTAAATTTTAATTTGCCAATCTCTTTGCCAGCAGTTGCTTTCATTTGCGTTTCTACCACAATCCATTCCTTAACAGGTGTTAAGCAAGAATGATAATGTTCACCTAAGTTGCCACCATAATCAACTACAACTGAGTTAGGGATTATTAAAGCACTTAGTTTTTCATCAAGATTAAATTGTAATGGTTTCAACAATAGCTCATTTTCATAACTACACATACCTAAAGCCTGTTCGTATGTAAAGTTTCCGATTAATCTTTTCATTGTGTCCTTATTACCTTACCTGTGCTGTCTCTCAATATTTTACCATTAGAGCCTTTTAATATTCCATTACCACTTGGTGGAACATAAGGCTCTGCTTTTGTAGTTACTGTAAAGTTTTGCGATACCCCGCCAGCTATTATTGTTTCTGAATAGCCTGTTGAATATGACATCCCTGTCAAAGTTTCAACATAAACAACATCCCCATTGGTTGCTGTCTTTGGTGTTGTACTTAAACTACTGCTGCTGTTAATATTAAATCTCGCGCCTGTTGTAGTATAGACAGTAAACGTAGAATCTGCTCCGCTAAAAGTTGATGAACCAACGTAAGCAGTATTCAGCTCCATATTGTTCAAAGCTGTAAAACTAAATGAAGGTATTGTATCAGCTGCACCATCCTGATACTCTAAAGCACCAATATCCCAAGTGCCTGAACGTGGATTGCCTAAAATATCTGGATGATTACATAACCATTCAGGGATAGTATAACCTAAGTCTCTGCCAGCAGTTGTATAATAATCAGCAGGATTAAAACTATGCCTTTCGGTTAAATCTAATGTGCTATAAGTTAGTGTGTCTCCGTGTTCGTCTGTTAAACCGCCATTATCAGATGATGCCCACCATTGGTCTAATGTCATATAATCTCCAAAATCAAAGAACCTATATGTTCCACTTTTTATTGACCAAAAATTATAATCTATGTCTCCATAATTTGCGGTAACATCACCAGCACTTCTGCCATTTGTTAATTTTGAAGTCCCACCACCGCTAATAGTAGTGTCTAATACAAGAAGATTATTATAAATGTGAAGCGAATCCCAATCCCAATAAGTTAAAGGTACTCCAACACTTTCAGCTCCTTTAATCAAAACAGTATTATTTATAATCTCACAATAATTATTATATTCTGGAAATAAACCCTGCCCGATATATATACCAGAAATACTTGATCTTGCGTTTCTATTAACGAATATATTATTACAAACGTGTAACCTTTGATTAGCTTCCATTCCAGAGGCATATATCATACCGTTATAAGCTACCATAGTAGCGGCTGTATCAATACATAAATTACCAGTTACAGTTATTGTTAGGCACTCATTATCATAAGCTGCAACAGAACTTCCTACGTTGCTTATTTGTATCATATCAGCGTGTGCTTCTGTTGTTATATTGTTATAACATCCCTTAACTAAAACATTATTAGCTATTGTATGCCCGCCTCTGCCAGAGTTCATACTTACCATATCCTGCCCATTATCACTTGTATTTGGTTTGTGCTGAAGATATGAGTTTGTTAATGAACCTTTCGAGCCAGAAAAAGTAACTATCTCCCCATTACCATTTCCATACAACTCCCAATTATCTATCCATTGTAAACTATCAGGCTCATATCCAAATGATGGTGCAGCCGTTCCTGATCCAATTATTATCAAAGCACCTGCGGCAGAGCCAACCGTTCTTCTATCTTCCATCTTAAAGCCAGTTAATTTAACGTGTGACATTGACTTAAATTCAAAGGGATAAGCAGGATCACCATTTTCTACTATATACCAAACATCACCGTTATGCCCTGATTGCCAAGCAGGTGCTATTACAACCCAATCATCAAAGTAATAATCTATTTCAAACTGCCATTTCATTCCTATCATTAATCCTTCACCATAAAGAGCATCACTTGGTCTATATTCTGTTGAATCCGTGCCACCTGAGACATAAATAGAATCACCACCTGTAATTATAGCCCAATTTATTCCTGCTTGGTTACTTGAAGATGAATCAAAATAATTCCAAGCATCAGTCCAACTTCTGCCAGTATTAGCACCTGTCGCGTCTCTATCTACATACCAAATGGTTTGTGCATTAACAGTAATAAATAAAAGTAAACTTATTATTATTATTTTCATTATGGTCTGCCTTCTTCATAAAGTGCTTTAATTTGTGCAGGGGTTAAAGCTTCCCAATAGATTTTTATTCCTTTGATATGTTGCCCTGAGCCAGTCGTACTTCCAATTTTAGCAGGTTCACCATTATTAAAGTTTATACCTTCAAGGTTATCCCAAGCAGCACTACTATATGCTCCATTTGTAAATACTGAATCAATATAAAATCTGTGGTTAACACCCTTTTCATAAACAGATACTATGTGCTTCCAAGAGCCAGCAACACTTACACCTGTTCTATGTCCAGATGTTGTATCAACCCCATTGCTTGCTGAAGCTGATAATTCATTAAACTGATCTGCATTTGTATTTGTGATATACCAAGAAGGTGCACCGCCAGCATCTTTTTCCATAATTATCTTTTGATTGCCAGCACCACCACTTGTTGTTGTATCCATCCACATCCATATTGCAACTGTAAAACTTGAATCACCAAAATCGAATGGGTTGCCTGTTGCATCGTTTAATGACAAAACTGCATTGCCGAAGTAAACGGAACTATCAGTTCTTATTACTTTGTTCCCTGAACTTGTATCATCAGTAAAAGCCCATCCCTGATCAATCCAAGAAGTTACTGTCCCACTTCCGCTATAAGTTATGCTATCATTCCAAACTAAATTCAATCGTGGTGTAGGACTTCCACCACCACTACCCGCAACTGTTGTAACTGAAAACTGTTCAGTTGAATTTGATACATATAAGTTTTGCAAAGTTTCAGTTGAATTAGAAGCACTCGAATAATGTCTTACTTGTGCTGAATCTACATCTTTATAAAATCCTGCTGTTGAAGTCCAGCCAATCCATATGCCATTAGCACGAACATTATATTGACCTGAATCAACTGCCACTCTTACCACATCATTTACATCTATTGCTGAATAACCAGAAGCAGTTAAGGTTGAAACTGTTGCTCCTGTAACTGGATTAAACCCATCAACAATAGTCGCAGTTGTATCTAAGGCTAAGTAAGCCCAAGCCATACTAAGTTGATCTATCTGAGATTGTGTAATTGAGCCTGATAGAGTTGAATTAACCCAAGCACTACCATTATAAGTTAATGCCTGATTAGTTGAAGGAGTTGTTATTGTAACATCAGTTAAATCATCCAAAGCACTTGCACCACTTGATGCCTGTATCGCATCAATAGTATCTTGTAAACCAATGACATTAGCAAAAGCAACTTGATGGGTTGTATCGGCTGTACCTCCACTACCATTTGAAGCTGCTGTAATTCTACCATCCGCATCAACTGTTATATCTGCATTTGTGTAAATACCTGCTGTTACGGTTGTAGAAGATAATTCATTTGCACCAACAACTCCTGTCGCTATATTAGTTGTTATTCCTGTTGTACCTGTGCCAGTAATATCACCTGATAAAGTAATGGTTTGGTTTCCTTGTAAAGATGTTCCAGCTAATGCAAGCAAACTATCTATTTGAGCACCTGTGTATGAAGATGCATAGCTGGAATCATTCATATAAATATTAACAATATCCTTAACTATTGGCGTATCTACTTCTGCTGTTATATTAGTTAATCCACTGCCATCACCAGTTGGTGACAGGAATACAGTACCAGCACCAGTAGTATAAACTCCATTTGTTACAGTACCAGCATTACCAGTTATATTAGTTTGGTCACCTGTATTAGTCCCTGAAGTGTTTCCTATTACAACTAATTGAGCATCAGTTACATAATTATCATCACTACCCATTACATTTTGTTTAGTTGCTAATCCCGATGTTAATTCGCTTGTATAAATGATTGAATCAGGTAAAGTAGGAGTGCCTGCTACGATTCCTGCTAATGTTGCACCTAAATCGAATATACTCCAAACCCCACCATTATAAAGCAATATTGAACTATCTTGTATGACAGGCTCATAATCTGCAACTTCCTGTATCCTGTCCATACTTACTATCGTGTTGCTAATGCTATCACTTATCAAGTCTTGGATTGACCCTCCAAGAATATAAATTGAATCTGTGTGTATTGAAAGCCAAGCTTTTGCAATCGTGCCTATGCTACCCTCTCCATCTGCTCTCGGAACAATGTTTTTTGTTTGTGCGAATGCTAATATTGGCAACATTACTAATAATAAAATAAATTTTTTCATTTGTTCTTCCTTTATAATTGTGGCATAATGTCGCCATTACCGTCTAATTCATAATAATCATCTGAGGTAGCTGTTAAAGAGGGCATTAAATCACCATTGCCATCTAAACCAAACCACCCACTACTGCCAGTTCCACCTATTACAGTTAATTGGTTAGAGCCGTTTATTTCTAAAGTTGCAGGGTCTAATGCTAAACTTCCTAATGTATTTGTACCACTCCAATAAGATAATTGGTTAGCTGTACCTGTGCCAACTGGTATTGTACCATCGACATTAGGAAAATTCACAATACGAGGCTGGGTAAGTGTCCCTGCACGTAATGATATAGTATAACCACTGTTGCTCATATTCAAATAATTAGCATAAATTCTAAACCAATATTTTGATGTGCTACCAAGTGATAAAGTATTGGTAGTCACAGGCAATAAATTAGCATTTATCGAAGTAGTACCTAAGTCGCTTAAATATTTATTAGGATACTTCAAATCACTAAAAGTACGCTGGTCTGTGGAATCGCTTTTTACTAAGTACTCGCTTGCAGGAATACCTCCAAGAGAATCAGCATCACCAACACTGCCACCGGATGAGAATGTAACTCCTGATGGTGCCCAATAGTTTAAACTGTCATTCCACCATACTAATTCGTGTTCGATTGTACCATTATTTAGACTAACCGTTGTAACTCGCCCGACAACATCTGTTCCGTCAAATGGTGTCCCTATATCCGGTTGTAAGTTTAATTCACCAATAAATATTGTAGTCGAATCTCCGTTGTGTATTCTTGTAATATCATAATAATATTTTGCAAGAGTTAAATCATCGGTATCACCCGCATCTAACCTAACGTAAACAAAACTTGAAACTCCAAACAATATATTTATTTGGTTATCATAAGTAGTTTTACTTATCAATCTAACTGCTGTTATTTCTTTACTGCTTTTAACTACAAATATTAAACTATCATTTAAGATGTTACCGTTATAGTTGAATGAAAGTGTTTTTGTATCACCTCTCATCATCCAAATATTGGTATTACTTAACTGTGCAAATAAGCCAATCTGTAATAATAGAAAAACTAATAATAGTTTTCTCATCTTAAACTCCGTTAATATTTTGTGCCTTGTAAAGTAAATCTTACTAATCTTGTCGGTTTCGCTTCTCTATAATTAGTTAATGCAAATTTCATTAAATCAACCGGAGGCATAAAATAAAGAGAATAATCTTTGCCAGTTGTACTATTAACTAAAGTGTTCAAAGTATTCCAAGCAGAATCTTTAACACCAATAGCACTTCCCCAAGTCGTATCAACACAAACTCCGGCATTCGTGTAAACTCTTGCGCCTAAAGTTATTGTTACAGAATCTACACTCGTGGTGCTTGTGTTCCCGTCTAAGTATATTCTAAAGTTATCCGCCCGATAACTGATAGGTATAATTATTACACTATCTTTGCCACTAATAGCATCTGTTTTATACTGCAAAGAATCAGTCCAAGTAAGAACTTTACTTGTCATTACTAATCCTTGAGTTTGTGCTAACCCGATAAACGAGAATAAGATTATCATTGATAAAATTATTTTTTTCATTCTAAACCTCTATCTTTTTTAATTACGTTCAAAAATATGTTTCTCTTTTTTATTTGTAAAGTTTTTTTATTATCTAAATAAAATTTATATACTATAAACCTAAATCTGATTGAAGCTGTGCAAGTAAATTGCTATAACTTATTTGCATCATTTCACCCTCAAAGAAAACTACTATCGTTGCGTCAACTACATCCGTGTCGATACCGTTTGCGTTGCCCTGCATTAGGTTAAGCATCCAATCGTGATTTGCTTTAATAGAACTATCTGCAAATGCTTTTGGCGTAATGAACTTAGTGTCGTTAGTTCCTGCCGTTACCTCTGTACCAATAGCCTTAGTATGTGTATGTGTAGATATTTCACCTGTTAAAACTGCTTCTACTGATTCTTTGGTTACCGGACCACTAATAGACAAATCACCTTCACCCAAAACACTTTGGCTGTTGATTGTTTTGAAAATCGGTTCATCTTCAAATACCCACCCAACGTAAGCACCGTTTATGTCATAATTATATTTAACTATCTTTGCCATTATAATTCTATTAACTCCCAAGATATATGTCCGCCACCGATAAGCGGAGTTATTGTCTTATTTGTTATCATAAACATTGAACTGTTATTTAATCCTGTCGGTATTCCTTTGCTGAAATTCAGTTTAACTTGATCACCAATTTCATACTTAATCCAGTCTGCATTACCCACAATCGGAGTTATATAATTAACTGATAATCTTTGTTTGGTGAACCAATCTATTTTATACTGTAAAAACATTTCTGCTGTTGCGTCATCGTAAATGTTCATAGATGAATATTCAAACAATCTTGAAACTTTATAATTTGTTTCAGCATCAGCACAAAGCCCTTGCTCTGTTGCACTCAATATTGTTGCTGTTGATGGAAACCCATTTTTATCTACATAAATTTCTTTTATAAAATCACCTTTACCATAATCATAAAAGTATCTTAGTCTAAACTGTGTATATATGTTCTCTAACGGTGTGAGATAAGCATTAACCTGCTCTAACCCGCCAGAATAAGCAGGGTTTGTCCAAGTATCACCGCTACCAGATTCAATAGCAATTAGTTTATATTTGTTTATTCCTAAATCGGGGTCAGCACTTTCAACTAACTCACAATGGCTTTCAAAGCATAACTCATCTAATATATTTCTTATCTGTGATTTTGTTGTGTAGCTTCTTGCAAACACCATATCTTTACGAGTTCCGTTTGTAGTATTACCCACCGCATCAAAAGAAGAATAATCTATTTTAGCATCACCTTTTATATTTTGGATAAAGATAACGCTGTTAGTCGTGGCTGCAGTATCAGTATTATAAAGTGTTAATGTTTTTGTGCTCCCAACATAATCCGTTATATATGTTTTGTGATTTGTAGAAGCATTATAATAAATTGCGTAGTTATAATAATCATCTTCACTTGAAGCTAAACCTGCTATACTTATTTCGTTTGAAAGAATATCCGTTACATCAGTAGCTGTCAAATCTCTTTCTACAAAATTTTCATCCCTTAATAAAGATTCAATTATATAAGCAGGGTTATCTATTAAATCACTTGCATTATATCCGTTTGACCTTGCAGAACCAGAAATAGAATCAACCCATCTATCGAACATTCTACCCTCTAAATAGGAATACGCAAGAGCAACATATTCTCTATCTCGTCTTAATATCTGATTTCTACCTATGCGGTTATCACCGCCTCTATATCCTGGCATCTTATATCTCCGGGAAGGAATCCAATGGTCTCACATTGTTTACCTTCTTTAATAAACTTGATACAATTATATTTGATAATATCACAACAACTTGGCTTATATTTATATCTCCGCTTGTTGCCCCTGCTCCAGAACTATTTAGAGCTACATAACTTAAATTACATAGTTCTTCAACTGTCCAAGGCAAGTTGCTGTTGCTTTTACTTGTTGTTGAGATACCAAAAGAGAATGAAGTTGTCTTATACGTCCCGCCAGTTACCGTAGTTGTATCTGTTGCCGTAGAACCATAAGCGGGCGTTGTTAATCCTTCATTATAGTATTTTAATGTTATCTGTCTGTTGCCACCGTCATCACTTTGCCAAGTAACCCTTAATTGAACGTCTGTTGAGATTAGCCCTAAAACACCAACATCACTTGTCGATGCTTCTCCATCAGATCTTATTGCTACTTCTTCCGTATCTGCAACTGTTATTTCTGTTGAATTATCTCTATCTAAAATGTTTTCTATTTCTACATAATCACTTGTTGTACCCACTGCTTTTGGAACTATGAATAACTTGCCTTTTATCGTATCACCTGCAACCCTTGATGTCGATAACAAATTGACGTAGCTTTTTGTGTCATAGTTAAATGAACTGCCATTGTCTGGTATTAAAACCAAGTAAGTGTCTAACCCTGATATATATTTGTAAAGTGCATCTGTGTAAGTCGGGCTATTTTGCGTTTTAAGCTTGTGAGATGCTTGTATAAATGTAAAATATCTTTTATCAATTAATATACTTGGGCATAATTTCTTTAAGTCATAATCAAACGTATCTACATTAAAAGACCCATAAACAATTGGGATTGTTAATCCAAGATTCTCAGTAGGTGCATTTAGATAATAACTCATATCATTATTAAAGTCTTTTTGTACTGAATAATAAGGCACCTCTTTATTTGTTATTTCTGATTCTTGGAATATTGTAATATTTAATTTTCTTTGTTCATACTGATAGTCAACTATTCTGCCAACCATAAGCCAAGTAATTTCTGCTTCCGTTGTAGCACCTTCCCAAACTATACCAAATTGAACTAATACACCGGATAAATAAACTCCGCTTGTCGCAGGATAAAACTCATTAAAAAATCCATCTAAAGAGGTGTTACCAACATATCGAGATATTGAGAACCCAAGAGATGACACTGCACCAGTCCCGCCCCCGCTTGGTATTGTTGATGTTTGTGTAATATCAGTTAAGTAATTATCGAAGTTCAAAACTTGCCCATCATAATTGATAGCATCTAAAGTAATATCTCTTGTTGATAAATGAATCGGTGTCGGTGTATTTATTTTCAATACCCAAATAGTTTGGTTATTATTTCCAGATGTCATATTCAAAGTAAGCATCAGTTTGATAACCTCAATCTTTTTGCTTCATAGCTACCCTTTACAACTGCTCTTGCAAGTGTTTCATTACCCATATTTACATTGATAACAGTCGGCGCACCTGCTAATGCTTGGAAAGCACTACCAGCACCGGGCACTAAGAAGTTTAAGAATGTACTTGCAAAGTTTGTAATTGCATTTGATGCCATTTTCTCTATAATATTCATCATAAACTTTTCAAAGAGACTATTTGCTTCTCCGAATATATCTTGCCAAGCTGATTTAAACTCACTTCTTAGAACATCAGCAGCACTTATCATTGAATCTATTAATAATTGATTTTCTTTATATATATCTGCATAAACATCTTTAATATCAAATGATAATCCCGGTTTTTTAATATCTTTTACTCCGGGTGTAAAAAACTCTTTATATGGTTTCATCAAATCATCAGTCTTCCCAAGATTTTCTTTTTGTATCTTTAATGTTGAATCATAAATATCATTTAGTAATTCTTCATATTTTTTTAACCAAACTAATTGTTCTTTGTTATTCGTTTTCCTTTTATTTGATCCTTCCTCTTCTTCTTTTGTATATAAAAGACCAGCCGATGTTAATGAATCAATAATATCCTTTCGATTTTGATATTTTTCATTGATACCCTCTAATGCTTCTTTTGTAGCTTTGTAAGTTTTTAATAACTGGTCATCTTTTGGTACATTACCAAATAACGGGTTTGACTGTAATTGCTGTTTGAAAAAATATTCTTTTTGCTTTATCTGTGCATCTAAATAGTCTATTGTGCTTTGTAGATTTTCAGGTGCTATTTTGAATCCACCACCGGGCAACTTTACATCTATTAAATCAGCAACTGATTTGTTAAACTTTTTTGTTTCTTCATTTGCATCTCTAATTGATTCCATCAATAAAGAAAAAGCTATTGTAATACCAGCAAGTCCAGCACTAAGCCCAGCCCCTGCCATTAAAGAATTTGATAATACACTTATTCCAGTACCAAGCCCGCTTATACTTCCAAGTGCTGAAACGCTTGCACTCCCAAGACTGCCTAACCCTCTAACCGATTTTGTATTTGATTGCTCTTGTTTTTCTTGAGAGTTTATCAACTGTTTTGTCGCTATATCGGCTTCACGCTGAAACATTGCATATTCTTTTGATGCAAGACCTGACTTTCCGAATTGAGTTTCAAGTTTTCGCATTTCAGCGTTTAGATATGAAATTCTATCTTGTAAATCTTTTGTGCTTACATCTAATCCGTCAAACCCAGCCTCAGCATTTTTGGTGTCTGAGGTTACCATAAGTTTTATTGATTTTAATATATTACTCATTAAAATAACCTCTGTTCTAATTGATTAAGAATTTCTACTGCTTCATACCACGTAGAGTTATCTAATTTATATGGGGCGTTTTTGTAGATGTGATAATACTTTAAGATTTGCATTGTGCGGTAATCAATTATCTCTATTGAGTTTTCAATCCCTAATCTGTCAAGTACTGTTTGCAAAACTATTTCCTCTTTTATGTTGTCTTTGAAGTCAGGGTTTTCTTTTAGTGTCTTTAATTCTAAGTCATATTGCTCTGATATTTCTAATATCTTTTCATCACTAAATGGTGTTGTAAATTGTCCTTTAAGATTACCTCTTTTACAAAAAACTATTTTTTTTTATCAGCTTCACTCAATTCAATCTCATCAGCAATCATTCTGCTTAGTCTTAGTCTTAAATTATATGGTATTGCTTTTACAATCATGTCAAATAAATTATTATCTATTTCACTATTTACAAGTTTACAATCAACTTTACTGCCATCTTCATAAGTAATAGATTCCCAGTCTTTAACACAAAACTTAATTCTAAGATTCGCTAATTCACCAATTAAATATTGTTGTTTAGCTTTTTGTTCCACTGTTAAGTTTTCTTCACTCGTTTTGTCATTATTTGGATTGTTATAATGTATTTGAAATAATATCTCTAATAATTTATCCCCTTGAGAACCCGTGGGATAGTCTATCATTATTTTATTAAGATTTTCTATCCCGAGTTCACTAATATCAATCCATTTTGTTTTTGATTTTTTTAATATCATTTGTTTTTCTTTATTGTTGTTATACTACGTTAAAATCCCAAGCAAGAGAAGAAACAATTTTTGCTGTTGCTCTTGATGTAGTCGAGCTTTGATATGCTTCCATTTGCATATTATATCCGTAAAACTCACCGTTGTAAACACTTGGTTCTGAAACCATTTTGCAAACAGGTGCTTCTATTGATAAATAACCGTCTGCTGTTGATGTTAAGCTACTTGCAATTTTTATTGCTACTGTTGCACCATTCTTAAAATCATTTCTTATTTTTTCTGTTAATGTGTTATGATCTACCACTAAGTTAATCATTACTGACGGAGTGCAATCATATTGATTAGCTGCTCCGCCTGTTGTAGAGCAATTAGATACTACATTGAGATTAAATGTTATTTCGATTCTTCTAACACATACACCGCTCAAATCAACTGAATCACTTGTAAATGTGCTTAGTGAAAATAACTCGGTATTGCCGAATGGTGATAAAGCTAAATCAACAAAAGTTCCTGTTAATGTTTGGTCGTATGCAACACTCTTGAATGCCATTGTGCCAGATAGATTTAATAATCTTCCGACTCCTTTTTGATTAAAGTCAAAAGTGAGGGTTAAAGAATCCATTATACCGTTTTGCATTAAAGTACCATCGTCCGCACTTGCACCAATCTTTTCACACATTCCGAATGTATAACCGCCTCCGGAATTAAAATCTATTGCACCTGCTTTGAATCCATCTACAATTGTGCTTTCATAAGTACCACCTAAATCTGTTGTTTGTACTTCTTGTAATGCAGCTACAAGCAAAGCAACAAGATTATTTTTATCTGCTATTGCTGAGAAATTGAATTTGGTTAATCCGCTCGAGGGGTCAACAAAGAAGTTTGATGCTTCTTTTCCTAATCCTAACTGTGAAGTAGTATTGTATTGGTCAATAGTAACTCCGGGATCAATCTTTGGCGTTAATGCTGTTAAAAGCAATGTTCTAAAATTAGTTGCAACTAAAACAGGATTAGTCCATTGATTGCTTGTCGTGCCAAGAGCTTTAAATCCTGTTGCAGCACTATTAGAAGTATTATGTTTAATAATACCATACTTGCCTTGTTTACCTGCTATTTTTACGCTCATTCTAAATTACCTCCGAAATAAGCCATCTATGATAACCAATTTCTTTAAGTTCATTTTCAGTTACTTCTATTATTTTGCCTTCATTAAATTCTTGTGTTCTTTTTTCATCAATACCATTCAGAATAATTTTATGTGATAGATAATTTGCTGTCTTATTTATCGAGTAAACTATTCCATTTGATATTACTTTCTCTTTTTGCTTTGCCATTATTCTTTATTCCTTAACAGGTTTCAAATCCAAAATAAAAATTGATTATTCCTTTGCAATGTAGTTCATCAATATCTTCAAAGTCATTTGATATTTCACCTAAGAACCCTGATAAACTTATTATAGCTTCAAATACTTCACTAAAATTATCATAGTTCTCATCTCTTGTATTTGTTTCATCATTGATGTAATAACATTCTAATAATATTCTATTGCTGTATGCCGAAGCATTACTTGTTAATCCTAATCCATCAGCACCAAGAACATTTAGCTTATAATAAAAATTCTTATGCGGTGCATAAGGCTCATCCTCTGTGTTTTCATCATCTGCTATTTCACTATATCCAAGTCCAACTAATAGCAGCTCTAATGTTGCTTTATCAGTAACCCAGCTCATCTTAAAAACTCTATTGATGTTGCTTTTGTAATTTCATCTGAACTAATATCACCGCTTGAATCTTCATCATAACTTGTTACCATTGTAATCATTTCATCAACAAACTTTTGATCGTACATTTTAGCAAGGTAATCCATTCTATCTCCCTCTGCTTTTATTGCTGTTTTGTAAGCGAGTGAAATACTTAAAAATAAATGTGCGTGGTAGAAACTTGATTCAATTAGATTTGATTCATAAGTAGTGTCATCACCTGCAGTGATACTTACTTTATAAAATTTATAAGTGTCATTAAAAACTAAATACTTGGTTCCTATTGCTGTAAATGATAAGTTGCCGATTGTTATGTAAGTTCCTGTCTCAGTATTGCAACCAGATAAAACAAAACCACAATCAGAAACAAAACTTGTAATAGTAACTTGCCAAAGCATACGTTCTAAATCATCAGTAATCGGATCACCGGTAAAGTTCGCGGACTTTGAAACGCTTGCTTGTAATAGTTTTGGAGTGCAATACTTTTTAATGTCCTTGCGGTTCTTTTTTAATTCTCTAATGATTTGCCTTAATGCTTCATCAATCTGCTCTTGAAAAGATGTTTGCCCTTGCGGGTAATACTTTTGTAAAGCAGGTTGTAAATCAAGAAGGGAATCGTTTGTGATTCCCGTCCTTATCATTTAATTAACCCTGCGTGTAGTTTCTTTGCAAACTCATTATAAGTTTTGCCCTGTTCTTCACTCAAAACAATTATTCTTGCTTGTCCTAAGCTATAAACTACTTTCATATCTAAGTCGCTGGGTAAATCAAAGCTTTCTCTCTCTTTGCCATTGATAAAGACTTTTGATTGAAACTTAATTACTGAATTGCTGTATTGCCCTGTGTTCGGGTCAATATCAGCATCTCTTTTTTCTTTGCTTACAACAATTAACGGACCGCCAACTTTTACATAGTTAGCAGCAAATCCGGTTTGTTTAACTCTATCATTGATTTTATAAGGAAGTTTTTCGGTCTGTTCTTCTATCTGTTCTTTTTGCTTTGACATTTTTATATTTTCTCCAAAATATTTTTATTTGTAATAAATGCGGGTATTTTTCAACCCGCACCATTTAACTAACTAACTACTTACCGTTTTGGCTCCATTACACCGTGAACCTGAAAGAGAACATCAAAATAAGAAGGGGCTACACTTGTTTCATCTGAAGGGTATACAACACATTTAACCATATTTGCACCTCTAAGTACAGCTGCCGATAAGGGAGTTGCACCTAATGCAGTTAATAATAGTTGTGATGTTTCAACCGAAGCAGCCGGATCGAGTGCACATACACCAAGATAAGCATTTGATGTAAACCCATATCCATTTTTTGTTTTAGAACCTACATAGAAAACAACGCTATCAACCTCACAAAGGTTTCCAACTCCGCCCTTTGCTAATGCTGTAACTGAAATGCTATCTATGCTTGCCCATCCTGATAAATCAACGTATTGAGTTTCAGTTGTGTATGCTGTTAATAAACCATAAGATAGAGTATAAACTCTATATGGCTGTGCGTTACTCATAAAAGAAACGAGCAACACTACTGCAATTATTCCAAATAATTTTTTCATAGTTTTTATCTCCTTTCCTTTATGCTGATTTGTACATTACTAATGGAATTAACTTGTCATCTGTCTGAACCTTTGTCCAGCTTGTAGATGTTGCAAGCACTGTCTCAGTTGGGTTTACTCCACCAGTATCATCATACTGAACACCTGGTATAGTAACACAATAACTCAATCGTGTTATGAGTGCATCATAACCACCGTTTGTAATTGAGTTTCTGTAAAGTTCTACTTCTAAGTTTCCAACTCTAAATTTATTTGCATTACTTAATGCGGCGTCTTTTCTCGGACGTGTTTTATAAAGCATTGCACCCGGCATACCAAGTATTGACGGATAAACGCCTGCTGTTACTGTTAGTTTATCTGATTGATAAACATTCATTCCTAACAGTTTTTCTAATGCACCTTGCTGAGTTAGTGCATCACCTAAGTTTGTTGCAATCATATTTCCAACTAAAGCATCTGTGTAAACTTTTGAGTTAACAACTAATGATTTTAGTTTTTCAGCATTATCACCAAGTTTAAGTTTTGCTAATGCTAACTTTTCTTTTGTGATTGTTGAACCTGTGTCATCTGAAACGTGAGTTGCTGCAAGAGCCGATGCAAAAGAACCTGTGATAACACTAATGCCAGTATTGTGCATTTGGTTAGCCCAATATTCACCAATCATATTTGCAATCGCTGTGGTTGCATCGTGTTGGCTTCCGGCTATTGTCATTATAATTTCATCAGCACCCCAAGCCTTTTCACGTTCAACCCAAGCTGCCCTGTGTTTGAACTGTGATGGTGCATTGATTGTTGTCGTGAGACCGTTTGTAATTACATCCGCATCTCCACTAAGTGCATTCCATTGTGGAACGCTTGCATAATCGCCTTCAACTGGTGCGATTATCTGGTCTGGTGCTAACGTTATGATGTTATTCAAAAGACTTAGCTTGTGGGAAAACATTCCCGCTAAAACTCTTCCAAAACTTTCACTCTGATAGTTAACACCGCTCAATAATAGTTGTGTCATTTTTTTTCTCCGTTATTAAATTGCTACTTTGCCTTTACCACTGAATAGACGTTCCCACTCTTGCGGGTTTTGTTTCTTAATTTCATCTAATTCAGTTACGTTAAAGTCTGAATACGTCTTTCCAGCCGTTTCAATCTTACCGTTTTTCTTTCCTGTTTTGCCGTCATCAGTACCAAGATTAAGATTTCCTGAAAACAAAGGAACAACTTTCTCCAAAGTTGTAATGTCTGAGTCTTTCCATTCTTCTCTTTTATCTTCTGGTATTGATTCAAATAAAACTTTCTTTCTACTCTCTTTGTACGCTTTTAATTCATCCGAATCTTTTTTGTACGTTTCGAGTTCTGGTAATACACTTTCGTATTTTACCTTATATTCATCTGCAAGTTTTTGAAACTCTCCAGTTTCAATTTTCTTCTTGTCCTCAATCTCTTGAAGTTTACTGCTAATTTCTGTCAACTTCTTTTCAGTATCCCGAGCTTTTGCTTTTGCTTCATCTCGTTCTGTAATTGCTTGTCTAAGATGTGCATCGTGTTTTTCTTGTTCTGTCTGGCCTCCGCCTGCTTTCCCATCTTCTTCTAAAAACAAATTATTTAGGTTCTCCAACCTGTTGCGTAAAAACATAATCATTCTCCAATGATTTTATGATAGATATTGTTAATTATTTTCTTTTTACTATTGCGAAAAAAGTTATTTTATTTTTCATTGTCAAGTTTTTTTAATTCCCGACTTTGATAACTAATTCTTTTTGTGCCCATTTTCTTAGTGATACATCTAAAGCATCTGCATAAAGATTTAAGACTTTATCTTTGTTTTTATCATTCAATGTTGTGATAAGTCTCCCCATTTCTGCATTACCTTCAATCTTTTTTCTATCAGCTTCCATATAGCTAAGAATAAATCCATTTATTAAAATCTGATCTAAGTGTAAACCTTCAATAGTCTTTCCTGTTAATCTCATATTAACTGAGTTTGTAGTATTATCTACAACTGAACGCCCGGCGTAAGATTTTAACTTTTTGCCATCAGTAAACCGGTTCATATAGTTTGTTTTGTACTTCTTATAACCGAAGCTGTAATTCTTTGCACCCGCCTTTGTTGGTCTTGCTTGTGTTGTATATTCCTGAACTTCGCCTGATTCCATATCACTGCGAATCATTGCTTTGGTTTTAGTCGCGGTGTCTTGCCAAAACTCTTTTTTAATTCCTGCGAATATTTCTTTTGTATTTAGTTTATCATTTGCCATTTAATATCGGTTCCCATCTGTGGATGCAATTATAATTTGGCACACGTCCGCCCCAATCTATTGTTCCGTAAGGTGTAATTATTCCTGATTGTATTTCTTTTAACAAATAACCATCAGCTTTTTGGTTCTCTATTAACCAAGTGCAATTATCGCTGCTTGTCGGGATTAACCCGCCCTCATATCTAAACCTCATCCCTTCTCTATCTTCATAAGCACTTAAAACAGTTGTGCGTCTTATATCACTTTCTGCTGTGTTAATGAGTGTCCCGATTTGTGCATTTGTAAATGGTGTCTTTGCAAAGTATTCTTTAATTACTTTCCTATCAGAGCCGTTTATGATTAGTTCAATTATTTTATTCTTAAACTGTGCTTTGTTTGATTCTATAAACTGTCTTAATGTATCTGTTTTTAATTCTAATAATTTATTGACAAAGATATTTACTTTCTGCTTTTGTGCTTCTGCTATTTCAAAAGAATAATCTTTGATAACTATTCCAGCTATACCAGTCAATTCAGTCATATAATATTTTGCAAGCTGATGAACATCAATATCTTTTAATAAGTCATCAATGATTGCAGGGTTATCAATGATTGCAAGTCTTTGCTCCGGCGTCAGGTTTGCAAGTATCTTCTCAATCTTTGCTTTGACCTGTTTGTCAACCTTCTCAAGTAATTGTTCTAATGTTTGCTTTGCCATTACTCAGCTTCTTAATTATCAGGTGTTTGATTAAATAAATCTTGCGCTGTTATTGGTTTTACTGTTTTATCTTCAAGTTTCAGTTTATCTCGTCTTGCTCTTTTTGATTCCAGAATCTTTATTGCTTCATTTTCATTACAGTTTTCATCTTCCATAATAAAATCAATTTCATCTTTCATTCCGTATAGTTTTTCTTTCTCACGTCTGAGCCATTTGTCCTGTTCACTTTCAAAGCTATCTAATTCCTGATATTGCATAGTTATTTTATTTATGTCAATAGATGAAAGTTTGAAGTCTT